TGGCATAGGCCAGAAACCTTCTAAGTTATATGGATCGTCAAATTCTTCTAGTAGCTCATTAAAGTTGCTGGCAACAAATAGCTGCTTGCCGCTGCGCTTATCCCAGATTTCGTATATCTCAGCCATGTCAGGCTGCTGGTCATCATCATAGCCGCCGTTGGTTTCACCGCGATAGGTCAGCGGTATTTGCTCACCCTTAGAGCCGTAATAATCAATAAGCTCCTGGCGGGTCATTAAATGCCTGAACGCAATCCATTTCACATCATTCCAGCATCTTGCCGGTGACATGGTAAAATCAGACCAATAGACATATTCGCAGCGGATAGATTGCTCACCGATATACTCAACCGGATCACCTTCCATGAATGGCCCTTGCGGCCCCATTTTAACCGCTGCCTCATCAACGACATTGCCGTCAGGATCAAGAAACGACTGACCCACAGGCACCTCGCCCATTTGCCCAGGCGCTACCTCGCCAATGCCCATGACGTTATTGACTTGCAGAGGGATTTGCTCTGGATCGCCCTCAACTAGCAACGGCTCGTAAACCATACGCATAACGCCGCGCCCGACAATCAGCATATCCTCAATGACCCGGCGAACCTCGGCATCAAAGTCATATACATCAAGCTGGAACTGCAAACCGCGCTCAATCACCATTGCAATTGTGCGCCCGACAGGATCATTATCTTTAAACCGCCTGGATACCTTTGGCTTTGGTGTTTTAAAGTAAAGGCTGGATTTCAGTGTATCGACATTGCTGTAAAAGATATTCATGCGTGTTTCGCGCATTACGCGGTCTGCATTATCATCTCTATAACGCTCAATAATATCATAACAGCGGTTGTGCCATGTTTCTTCAAACTTACGCGCCTTGGTAATCTGGTGATTCCAATAACCCGCACGATCTGCCTTTTTGGTAGGCTCACGGTCATAATTATAGGATTCAGCCATTAAAGTCTCCAGCCTGACGGCTTGGTTGCGTTATCGAGGCCAGCCATCATTTCGTCTATCGTTGGTGGCCGCCAAGGGTCTTCCTCAATCTCAGGAGCGCGGCGCTGATACGGTCTTGCCATGCAGGCATAACGGATTTCATCTGCTGCGTGATCTTCCTGCGTAGTGTCAATATCCTCAACTCTATGCTTATCGTGCGTAAGAACAGGAAGGGTTCTAATCGTGTCCACACATTCTGAAGATACATAAAGCATCGGGATCGCATCATCACCTATCAGGCGCTGCCGCACCTGATCCCATCCTGATATTCTGCTGTTGTCTGCACGGCGAAACTTCACACCCATCTTTGATAAGCGCTCACCAATGGATGGGCCGCCATCAAATTTCCAGATAGATGGATCGCCTACACTAAAATCTATGCGCTCGCCGCGCTCTCTAGCCCTAATGCCAGCGCCAACCTCTTCTGCCGTCATGCGTAGGCCCACGTTTGGCCTGCCGCTTGAGCCGTACCATTCGCGGTATCTAATCAATACGCCGTCTGGATATTCATCATGGTCTTGTGCTACTGCCCACCAGCCAACGCTGAATGGTGAGGCGCTGCCCCAGTCAAATGATCTAAACCTTGTCCAGTTAATCGGTATTTCAAACGGCCTGATAACGTGCAAATCACGCTTCCAGACATCGCCAAAGAAACTGCCAACGACTAAATCCCAATCGCCTTCACGCAAAGCGCGGCCAAGTTCTTCTGGCAGGGCGCTAAAGCTAGAAGCATATGACGGATCAATATATTTGTTGTCAGCCATTTTGGCCGGTATATACATGGTCAGCCAGCCCTTATCGGCTGGGTTATTCGGGTCACGCATCGTATGATCGTAAAAGTAGCTCTCAGCCGGTGCCGGATCAATATAGAGCGCTTTTAAAAAGTTATGGCTTTGACCGCCCGGATTGGCAGTCATTACCAGCCTTGGCAAAAACTCTTTTTGTGCAGGCTCAAAATTACCTAGACGCATACGGCTTTTAATGTAGCCCAACTGATACGGTGTGAACTGCCCAGCCTCATCAACCAGTGCAATATGTACCTCTTGGCCCTGAATACGGTCACAATCGCTATCACGCTCCAGATACTGAAACTGTATTGTCGAGCCGTTATAAAACTCATATCGCTTTTTTGTCTCGTTAAAGCTGCCAAGCTCAACAGGCATTTCCTTTTTCATCGGCTGTATATGGTTGCCGTCAAGCTCTGGCAAGCTGCGGCGAAAGATAAACGCCTGCAAGCCTGGGTTTTCCAAGCAAAAGCCTATGATATCCCATCTACCAGAATGGGATTTACCACCGCCAAGTATTAGAGGCTTGCCCCGCCCTAGCGAACTAGAGCGGGGCAAGCCCCTGCCGCGCCTCCAAACAATATCTGCTTGGCTTTGCATTTATGCAAAAGCGCCTGCTTGGGCTGTGGCTGGTAATCCAGCTTGATTATTTTCTGTGCCATTTAATCCTTAAAAAACCCGCCCTGTTGCCGCAAAGTATTCTGCAAGCCAAATGGTGGCGCATTTTCCATAAAGTTTTCTTCAAACTGCCCCGGTGGGAAAGTCATACGGCCATATGACTGTGCCGTGCCGAATGGTTCAGCCCTTGCTTGTACGGCTCTCGCCTCTGCCTCTCCTAACGAATCCAGATAAACATTATACTGTAAATTTGGGTTTTCGATGTTATAGCGGGGGTCATCTCTGAATTTATCTAGCGCAAACCGTGCGTTTCTTGATCTTGCAAAATCGTCATAGTTTTTGTCAGCAATGCGCTTTTGTTTGCCATACTGACTTTTGATTTCTTTCATTGCCAGCCTATCGGCTAAAGCTGCGCCACCCATAGATTCTGCGCGTTCATATTTGGCAAGTTTTCCAAATGCGGCAGCAATCCAGCGTTCTCGGTCTACGCTTTTACGTTTATTGTAAGAATAGCCTAATTCTGCTTGCAACTCGCGCCGTATGTCATCGCCATACTTATACCAGTTAGCTTGATTAAATAAGCGGCGCGGCTGAAAACTATCTCTGGCTGCCATTTCTTCGTAATATTTTATGCGTTCTGCATCAGAAAGCACTTGCAGTTCAGCCCTTGCGGTATCGTATTTTATTTCCCCTTGTCGGGCCTTATTCAATATTTCTTTGTTATTTCTAATCGCTTGTATTACTGGCTGCGTGCCACTTGCCTGCGTGTTATAGCCCCTTGCAAACCCTTCAATCTCTTGAACCGCGTGCTGTATCTCATGCACCAAAGTCGATTTGATTTGCTTTTTCAAACTTGCGCCAGAAACAGCGCCATCGCCTAATGGGCGCATATCAGCAAGGTTTACTGTGATAATCTTTCGGCTAGGGCTAAAACTACCGCGAGAATCGCTTTTAGGGTCAAAGGTAATTATTGTTTCGTAATTTTTAAGCTGCGGGTAATTTTCAAACAACTCATCGTGATCTAAAAAATCACTTAATTTTTTTGAAGCACCGCGCTCTGTATTTGGCAAAACGCGCTCTAAAGCATCACTTGTGATGTTGCTAAACAGTGCGTCAGCATCATCATCAATGTCTATCTTAATGGCCGCTGGCCTGTCATCAATCTCAAACCTAAACTGATTGTCAGGCAGTTTAAAAAGCCCTTTATCAAATTCTCTGTCTGTGTCTCTAAAAAACGACTTTTCATCAGTTGAGGCAAACCGTTTTTCTAACTCACCTAAAGACTGATCTTCTAACTTGCCAAGCTGCGTGCTGTTGGCTTGCATCTGATCCATTAAAGCCTTTTTCTTGGTTGCAAGCTGGTCTGCACGCTCATCGCCCAAAACCATGCGACCTCTGGTAAGCTCATAATTTATGCCGTCATACTCACTTATAAGTTTTTGTTGCTCATCAAAAATTTCCTGTTGGGCCTGCAACCGTTTCTGTTTACCAGGGAATTTAGCGGCTGACCTACCAGCAAAGATGCCTATAGCGCCCTCTGGGATGCTGCCACGGAGCAAATTAGCCCCTGTCATGCCAGCGCCACCAAAAGTCAGGCCAAAGTTCGTTATTTCATCCACAACGTCATCAGGCAGTTTGCCATCAACAGGTATATATCTTGGATCGCCCTGCATAGCACGGCCAACAGTTGTGGCCGCGTCTCTTACACCACGCGCCGAGCTTGTTATAAGCTCTGGGAAGGCTGGAACTATATCGCCTTCTGGTGAACGGCCCACAGGCAATATTGTGCCGCGATCCTGAATATTGTCCTGTCCAAGCAACGCAGCGCCAATATCAACGCTTTCCGGTGAAATTTGCGTGTCTATAATGTCAGGCATCTGAAGCACCGCACTGTTAGGCAGCGCCCTGCTATTAAAGAAACGGCTATCGCTAAACGGATCGTCACGCTTCTCAGTCATCAGCTTCTGCGCCATCATGCGCCGTGCGAATGTGCTTTGCTCTGCCATGCAACCTGAAACCCTGATATTTTGTAGATGGGGGCGTGTTTACATATCGCCTTCGTCGTCGCCGCAAGCCAGCCCTGGGGGTATGGCCTGGGGCGGGTCTGAATCGAGTGCCGCCCCTCAAAGGCGGTAACACGCAGCGCCACAAGCTAGGCTAGGCAACGATCAGCGCTGCCAGACCTTGCAGATCACTACAAGATCAC